CATTGAGGCGTTGTAGTAGACACGACAGCCGGTCGGATTGTCGCCACCATGCACGGGACAGGATGTGAAGAAAGAGTTTTCGGCGGGCTTGTACTCAAGACCAAGGGCGTCAAGGACAGTCTCCATCTTCTGTGTGGCTGCGGCGGCTATTTTCCGTAGTCGCTCAAAATTCTGCGGACTCTTGGGGGGGATTGTCGAAGCCTGACCGCGTGGGCCTGCTCCGGAGTAGTCCGTTCCGCGTCGGTCCTTCCTTGAGTCTGCCATATTCGTACTGCCCCTGAATGTTGATGTAATCCCCGCCATCCAACCCCTTCCCGTGCCTTGAAACGACCGGAATCAGTTTCAGGTTGTACCTGACACCGTCCGGACCAACCCCCTCCTCGGCCATCTCCTCCTGCGATTTCCACTTGTAAATGCTGAAATTGGAGCAGAGCCAGATGATCCGGTCGGAACCGCTGGCCGTGCTGGTATCTTCAGCATTGATCCCGTCCCGGTTCAGCTGGACGAAAGCCAAGACGGGCACCTGATAACGCACTGCAAAATTGTGCAGGTTGGTCATCAGGAAACCGAGCGCCTGAAACTCCGAGATGTTTTTGGTGATGCTGCGATCCACGATGAGTGCCGGCTTGGTCTGGCCGGATTCATCAAACCCGACATGCCGATACAGCCACCGACGCATCGACCCGACCGTCTCCTCAAACGGCTGACCGGCGATGGAGGCGTAATGGTAGGGGATATTCTTGAGCTTCTCCTTGGCCTCGTAGACCGCCTTGGACTTCACCTCGTCGGCGCCGAACTTCCCGCTCTTCACATCATCCACAGTGACATTGGCCATGTTCGCCAACATGCGATGCCAATGCTCCTTGGCCGACATCTCCGTATCCAGATTGAGCACGGGTATGTTTAGCTTGGAAGCCACATGCAGGGCGATGTTGTCTGCCAATTGGGTCTTGCCAGTCTTGGGGCGGGCACCGATCACATTGACTGTCCCGCGCTGAAATCCCCCGCCAATGGCTGCGTCATACTGAGGAAGACCCGAGCTGATTCCCATGACCTCTGACGGATTCGCCGCCAGATAGTCGATGTACTCGTCCAGATCCTTGGAGATGTGCGCCAGGCTTTCCGACTGGTTGCCCAGATTGCCGACGAAATTGAAGACGGCCTCTTCGCCGATGCCCAGAATTTCCCCGAGCGTCTCGTCCCCGGAAATATTCGCCAGCTTCTGGGCTGACTCCTTCATCACTTCCGAGAACTCGTTGGCCTTGTGCAATTTCACCAGGCGTGCAGCCAACCGGCGTAAATTGGATGGTTCAACCGGAGTGACCGCCAAAGCCCGCAGGTACTTCTGCTCTTCCTGGGATTTGAATGTGTCCGCAAATCCCAAAGTGCCAGCCGCCGACACGATGGAGGGGATGTCGGCCTTGGAGTTTGGCTCTGCCAGAACCTTCTCTAGGCAACGGTAATAGACGGCATTGGTGCCGCAACTGAAACAGTCTGCCGAAAGGACATCGGAGACATCCACCCAGGCCTCGTGGCCCCCCTTGAGAAGAGCCGCCAGAACGGCCCTCTCCGCTGCCGGATCCTGATTCATGACCTTCCCCTCTTCAGACAGCCAGCGCAAACCACCCCGGAATCGATCTCGCGTCGCAGCGCCGCCTGGACGGCAGCAACCTGATGTGTCCTGTTGCACTTGGGACAGACCACATCAACCATCCTCTGGTTTTGCGACGGGGGTCTGCGGGCTGCCGGACGCATCTTCCGGTTCAGCTTCTTGTCGGTGGCTATGTGGCTCTTTTCAAGAGACAAGTCGTCCTTGAACTGATTGGTCGAAACAGACTTGACGGGTTCCGGTGCCTTTTTGGCTTTCGGTGTCTTTTTTGGTTTGGCGACAGACTCCGGAGGAGGCGCCTCCTTGCCCGCCATCTGACTGGCTACTTCAGCAACGGTCGCCCAATCCTCGGACGCCATCGCCAAAGCCATCTTTTTCAGCAAATCCTTGTCGCTCATTGTTGTCTCCTTTTGGTCGCAGCCAAAGACGCAAACATGTCAGCCACCTTTTCCAGACGCAGGGAAAGGTAATCGATCCTCTCCAGCCGGCAGGACAGGGAAACCTCCTGCCTTTTGGTGTTGCTGGCGAAATCGTCCTCCTGGATTGCCAAGGCCTTCCTCTCGTCGGGCGAGTTGTACCGGTAGTTCGCAGTCCTGCTGGCAATACACTTGAGGATGGCCTCGTTGCAATACCGGATTTTTGCCCGTAGCTTGTTGCAAGCCTTGGCCACATGGAAGGCCAGGCTCGTCAACATGACGGCGGCCTCGTTGCATTCCTCGGCGGACATGGCATTCAATTCATGCTGTGACATGTTGATGTAGCGCATCGCCCCCTTGTCTTCCGCTGGCAGGATCATCTTCTCGTAACTATCCAACATCTCATCGACCGATTGCGACGATGACTTTACTGCCTCAGTCTCTTCTCCCATTGCTCGTCCTCCTCGTTGTAAGGCAACTCAATCACCTGAATGCCGTTCAGATGGCACCAGTCCAACTTCTTCTGATCTCTGGCCTTGGATTCCAGAAAACCCATGAGTGTACCGTGAAAATGAGCAACAAAACGATAGTGCTGCTCACCGTGCGCCTCAACCACCAGATTGCGGAGGGGTAGATAAAAATCCACCCGCAGGCCGTTGGAACCCGGCAGGCCGACCTCCTCCATGATCCTGTCAACCGGATAGATTCTGCGCAGGATTGTCCTGACGCGACCATGCAGGCCGGAACGAAGGGGGGCCAGCTCGGCCCCCGAATGCGATCTGCCGGTGAAAGACCAAGTGTAGGTCCTCCCGTCTAAGCCCTTGACTTTCATGACGGGTGCAGCATGGTATTGATTTCTGACTCAAGGGCCGCAATCCAGGAGGGGTTGTCCTGAAGCAGCTTGTACAGCTTCTCGCCGCCCTGGGTCTTGACCCGTTTAATGGCGTCATCGTTCCACTTGTCGACGCCCATCAGGTCAAGGTGGCGTTCCATGTAGTCCAGGCTCATCCACGCCCCGGCCTTGCCGATCAGCCCAAGTTGTGCGCCCAGGTTGATCGCCTCGTAGACATGGTCAATGCCGATGCCGTAGCGGATGTAGCTGTCGACCTCCATCTGGGGCGGGCCGAGAGCACACGATTCGATCAGCCAATGAACCTGTTGGCCGATCTGTTTTTCGTTGCCGCCCGAACCCACCTTCCAGGCGCGGTCAAACTTGACCCGCATCTGCACATCAGCCTGGTATTGCAGGGTGCGACTTCCCTTCTCGACAAAGCCGCCATACATGCCCTGGGACTGCGTCAAATGCAGGATCGCCCAGACAAAACAGTTGCGCACGGGCACGACATTCGATGCCTGGCGACAGAATCCGGCAAAAATCTTGTTGCCAGCACCGCGATTCTCGTAGCCAACGCCCTCGTCCATCTCCTTCTCGTCACACAAAGCCGAGACCGAATCGATGATGACCAGACAACCCGGGTCGGTATTGATGGCCTTCATCGCCAGGGTCAAATAATCCTTGGCGGTCAGGATGCGTTCGGGCGTCGACCGGAAGATGGTGAACTTGTCCAGATTCAGCCCGGCAGTTCCCTTGAGGTTCATCTCCTTGAGACGCCCCTCGATATTTAAGTAGTAAACATGCCGACCACCGTACTCCGGCTTCTGGCATTGCGCAGCAAACGACAACGCCGTGGAAGTGTTGTGGGTGACGATAAAATTGTCGGTCAGGTACAGGCCATCCTCGCGGAAAACCTTGATGCAGACAGACTGTTCATCCCGCACATAATCCACCGCCACAATCCTGCGGGTCATGGCCGTTTTGACACGCTTCTGACAGCGGGCCTTCTTGCGGGGAAGGCGAAAGATGGACGACATGTCCGACATGCGGATATGGCAACGGTAGAAACGGAAGAGCTTGCCGTTGAAGATGCGACGACAGGCTCTGACAGAACAGAGACCGCCCAAAGATTGCACAAGCCACTTGACTTGATCGGCCAATCGCTGCGAGACAGTGGTGAATTCGGCACTCCCGCACTTGCCGACCGTGCCGTCGGTATCCATCAATCCCTGCAAGACAGCCTGGCGAACCTCGACCGAATTGTAGAGATAGCAGTCCGGCACATGTTTGGTGTGCGAATTCCTGCCGATCAATCCCAGACGCTTGAGGGCGGTCTTGAGCTGCTTGGCCCCGGTCAGCCAATAGCTGTAAGTATTCGACTTAGACGCCGAAATATCGCAGTCGCCATGGTCGGCCACAGCAACAGCCAACTCCTTGTCGGCGGCGTAAAAGCTCAGCTGTTTCTCGGTCATGGAGCCATTGCCCAACATCAGGCCGACAACATACGGATGGACCGGAACCGGCCGGGGACGGAAAAACACAGGCGCAGTCAGGCGGACATGCCACTTGGGGCGTTGTCCCCACCGGTTGTTTTTCTCCTTGTAGTAAAGATCGTTCTTGAGATCTTTCAACGCAACAACTTCGGGTAACTTGCGGGCTTTTGCGGACACTTCCCAGAGATGCTCCAAACCACATTCAGCCGTGTCCCCATTGTCGAAGGTGACCCGGTAAACCGGCTTGACCCCCTGAGGAAAGACGCCAACCACGGCACAGACTGACCCATCGGGATGACAAACAGCATCGCCCACGACTAGGTCGCCGATCTTGCGGGGGCCGTTGGGAGTGTAAACGGTGGCCGAAACCGGTTAACCTTCTGGTATGCCTCCGTGCAAACCGACATTCAAAGCCGGGCCGACAGGCACCACCATCTTCTTTTGGCTCTCTTCCTCCAGCATGTCTCTGGCGGAAACAGCAACACCCTCGCCGTACTGCTTGACCAGTTCCTTTTGCAGTTGTGTGTCGTGGCTTTCCTGCTTGCTCTTACTCACGCTCAAAATCCTCCAATTTGCTGCGCAAAGAACGACGGGGAATGAAGGCCGGCCTTGGCGCTTGATCGTCAACGACAGGGTCGGGCGGTGGCGGTGGTGGTGCGGCAGCCAGACTGGCTATCTCCGCGTCATACTTCTCCTGCTCTCTCGCCAAGACATCCTTGAAAAAGGGTGCCCCGAACGAAAAAACCTTCTTGCCCTCGGGCGACCGTATCGCCCTTGAGATGACAGAGGGGTGGTGTTTTTCCAAAAGCTTGAGCGCCAAACGCAGCTGAAGGAGAAAAATCTTCTTCCAGCGAGGCAACTCCCAGAACTTGGCTGGCAAAGAAGTCTTTTCCTTGGCAGCCTGGCGTTCGCACATCACCTCGGCCAGGATTTGTTGCGGGGCAACCCATCCGCCGCCGTAGCGACTTTCATACCGGCTGTGTTCAGTAGCTTTCTTGGCCATTCCCTAACCCCTCAGGTGAGAGAATAGGGGTGAGACTAGGACGTTATCAAGGACCTACCTACAGTTTCTTGATCGTGACGATTCCGACGATCAGAATTTACAACCAAAAGCTCAGGCACTACCACGGTAAAGGTTTGTACAGTTTGCCCATCTTCTTCAAGATGCCCAAGCACAAACAGGTTGTACTGCTGGATTTGCGCCGACAGCGAAGCGCCCACCCCGGGCCGAAAGAAATAACCCTTGGCATCCCGTGGGCTGACTTCCAGCTTGGAAGAACGGAAGCGGATACAGACCGCACGAATCTTCTCGGGCAACTTGGCGAGATTGGCCCAGTCCTCATTCGTCCCATCCACCACCGCAAAGTCTCCCGTGGCCATTTCGACCAAAAGGAAAGCGCGGTCCATGGGGGCGTCAGAGAGAGCCTGAGCCAGCGGGCCGTATCTCACTAGGCTTCGCCCCGGTACAAATCCTTGGCGTAGCGGGTCATGAACTGGTTGCCAGCCCGCACAGCCTTGCCGTGGTCATCACCCTCAATTGAGGCGGCTTCTGTCATCACGGTCACGCCCTGGGCGGGGCGACCAAACTTGCCTGGCGACTTGGCCTTGGCTTTCTTGTAGGCGTCAGCGATCTGCTCCGGCTGACAGCCAAGGTCTTCGGCAATTTCAGCCAGACTCTTCAGGCCAGCCAAGGATTCCAGATAATAGTGCTCGGCCTTGGTCAGGGTTTTAGGTTCCACTTTCTTCTTGGCCATGATCAACTCCTCTGGGCCATGCGCAACATGGCCTGGTTTCCGCTCTTCAGGAACTGGACATACTGGTCGAAGGATGTTCTGCTGACCTCGCGCCAGCAAAAACGCAACTTGCCGGTGTGGCTGTCGAACCGCACAAGATCGTCATGATGATGGTTGAGAGGGTTGAAGAACAGTCCCGAATCGATGCCCCGAGTGCAGACGCGCACCTCGCACTTCTCAAGACCAGTCTTCTCATGCACAGTAATACGCGCAACGCACCCATGATTTTCAGCATCGATGGGATTGGCCTTCTTGTCGTAGGAGATCACCTCGACCGGATTGGCCTTCTGCTCCAGGAATTTCTTGGCCTCGTCAATGATGCGGCGACTCATGACTTGTCTCCAGGCGCCGTGTAGAACAGGACATTCTGTCCGTCCGCCTCCAAATGGGTCACCTGGGTAACCAGAACGGTGTCTTCCGCATCGGTTTCGCTCGGTTTCTGCGCCCCGGAATAGCGAAAGAGACCCTTGACTTCTTTCTGAAAAGAGGTGTCGCCGCAGTAGCAGCACTTCGCCTTGACCTTCCACTCAAAAGGCTGATCCGGCTGAACCGACCAGACATCAACCAGCGGCTTGTTGCAGCTTGAACATTCCAGAATGACATGTCCGCCATCCTGAAAGCCGAACTTGGTGGGTGGCTGGGTATTCACGATGTTGCGCAGCATTTCATCAACTCCTCGATTGCCTCGTTCAGACGACGCTCACAAGTCCATCTGTCGACACCCTTGAGGTGAAGGGTGAGCCTTTTCCTCTCCACGGGATTGCCGGAAGCGGAACCGTCCGGCAGTCTCTCGTGGACTTCTGAAAAGAGATAAATGACGGCCACATGGGGATTGGTCGGGTCGTTCGGGGTGGTCATCAGCCCTTGCCCTCTTCGATGTATTTCTTGACATTCTTGATTTTTTTGAGGTCAAGCGGTTTGTCGCCCTCCCTCCACCAGGGTTTTTTGCCAGCTTCTTTGCTGAGCATCTGCTGGGCTTTCTTGTTGCTGGCTTCAGTCTCCGCAGCGATCTCCTCGACCTTGGATTTGCCAGCCGTCTTGGCGTTGCGCTCACCCAGCTGGCCTATGGTGGTAGGCTCTTGCTGGCAAAAGGCCGCGATGCCGCACCCGATCAGTCGCTCCAGAGTCTTCTTCTTGCATTCCGGGCAGGTGCGCTTGACCTTGTCGGCAAACGACTGGTAGACCTCAAACTCATGACCGCAGCTGTTGCAACGGTAATCGTAGGTCGGCATCAGTAGTCCTCTTCCTCGTCGTCGAAATCGACATCCGCATTGGTGATGTCAAGACACCAGCGCGACTCGGTCAGATTGACAGCCTGCCTGGGAAGGTTTTCCCGCAGCAGGTTGCCATTCAGGTCGGCATACGCCAAGACCAGAGTGTCATCGCTGGCAAAAGAAATGACAGTCATCGGCGGCGAACCGCTGTTCAGACAGACGACATCTCCAACCTCAAACCCCTCGCTCCGCGCCATCGTCTTCCCCTCGTGTGCGCCAGAAAGTGTGGAATTCATCCGGATCAGCTCCGTCTGTGTCGGCAAGCTCTTCCACCGCAGAAGGAGCCTGGGTGGTAGCTGGGGCTGGTGTCGAGCCAAGCTCAGCTGTTGCCAGGACAACCTTGCCCTTGACCCCAGGCAGACTGTCTGTCGAGAGAATCCGGTAAACCAGACTGGACATGCCATCCTTGGATCGGTCGTAGTTGGTGCCGACCCGCTTGCCAGCCTTGAACTGCTCCATCACATCAAATGTCAATGGTGGGAAGTTTGCCTCGCGACGGGACATGAAAATGCCCTTGCGGATGCATCGATCAAACATGTCGGCGGTGTGGACATTCGTGCCGGGATAGCAATTGGAGTAACCGTTGACCTCGCTATAGATTTCCACGGGTATGATCTGCACGCCGCCCATCTCCACGAAGGCGTCTTCCAGGCGGTAGTCGGCATCCGGCCCGGTGAGCAGCTCGGAAGAATGGAAGACGAAATAAGCGGCGTCCGTCACCTGAACCCCGACATTGCACAACCAACCAGCGTTCAACGGCCCCTCATCGGCCTGACGGACCACCACAAACTCGTAGTTGAGATCGGGATTCTTTTTGGCGATCTGTTTGGTGAGCGCATCCAGAAAACCGTTGACATCGGCAGACTTGGAGGCGGGGACGATGAAGGCGATCTTGTGCATGGATTACTTCCTCTTTTTTGACTTGTTCTGGATGGACTGCGAGGTGCGGATAGCCCACTCCACACCAGAGGTACCACCCCAACCCAACCAGGCAACAATCGCCGGGATGCTCCAGGGTTTGGTCTTCGCTTCGGGCTTATTCCGAGCTTTTTCATAATTGCTGCGATGGCGGTTGAAAGAGGCCATCCTTTTCACCGTCGACGCAGAAAGTTTGGCGCCGTTGGCCAAATCCCTCGCCCTAGCCCAGCCGACAGCCGTCATGCCCTTGCATTCCTTGCCGTATTTTTCTTTCCATTTCAAGACTTTGCGGGCGTTGTTGCGGGCCGACTCTGGCGCGTCATATCCCTCGGAAGCTTTGCTGAGAACGCTCAATACTTCGTTGGCCAAAATTGCGTAGGCCTCGTTGACCCTGCTCTCGTCGGCAAATTCGACGGCTTTTTTCGGATTCAGCCCAGCCTGCTTGAGGATGCCCTCAATCTCTTCCAGAAAAATATTCAGCGGGGTGTTCTTGTTCTTGCTCACGACAGTTCCTCGGGGGTGGGTTTGGTCCTACCGATAGTAACCAGAAGGCCCGGCCGAGTGACTCGACCGGGCCTCGACAATTGTCTTTTTCGGTAATTTTAGCTGCCGCAAGTCCCACCCTTGCCGCCAATTACGCAGACATCGTGCTCCAGATACTCCACTCCCTGTTGCTTGGCGGCTTCGTCGTAGTCCACCGAGACCAGAGGCTGGCCACCGCGGGCACCATCGGGATAGACCGTGAAGCCACGCAGGCGTGGGGCGTACTTGGACAAGATGAAGGCGAAATCCTCAATCTTGTCCTCGTTGTTCAACTCCGACCCCCAGCTGGGCATGTTGATCGTCGACGAGATGGATTGGTCAACATAATCCTGGGTGTCGGCCTGGAATTTAAGACGGCGCTCGTAATCCCGGGCGAGGTCGATGGCCGACTCAATCTTGTGGGGATCGACGCCGTACCGCTCAATCAAATCCTTGGCGGCGCTGTCCACCACATACTGGTAGTGCCATTGGGTGCCATTCTTGAGGTAGCGTCGCTTATAGGCTACGGCAAACACGGGTTCGATGCCCGTTGTGGTGCCAGCCAGAATACCGATGGAGCCGGTGGGGGCGATCGCCCGCTTGGCCACGGGTTCGCTGATACCCAGCTTGGCCGAGAACGAACGGGAAACGGCGTCGGACTCGTCCCGGTAAATCGTCAGCCACTTGTGAAGGTCATCGGTGACCTCGTAGCGACTACCGCGCTGCACCAACCACTCGTGCATTCCCATCAGCCCCAGCCCCAGTCGGCGATTCTTCTCCCGAATCGCATAGACCTTGTCGTAGGGCAGATGTGCCACCATGGTGCCACAGATCAAAAACTTGGTGGCCAGTTCAACGATCTGACGGAACTCCTCGGCAGTCTCAATGCGAGACATATTGAGGCTACCCAGATTGCACACATCGGAGTCGTCCTCCGAGGTCACTTCCGTGCAGGCATTGCGCAGGGTCTCGTTCTGCTTGTCGCCGAAATTGAAACTCCACCCCGGCTCACCGGTCTCCATCGCCTGGCGGCAATTGATCAGGAAGACTTCGTTTTTGTGCCGGTCGGGCAGGTTCAGCCAAGCGTCATCGTAGTTCGCCGAAATATTGGTCATGTCCAACGGGGCGGGATAGTTGAAATCAGCAACCTTGCAATCCCACACCGTCTTGTCGGTCCCTGGCACCTTCATGGAGTGCCAATCCTTGGCGTACAGGAAAGTCTTGATGTCTTGGTGCTGCCAGTTCAAAGAAGCGTAGATTGCCGACCGACGGGAGCCGCCCTGCATGACCTCGCGGCCGATCTCGTTGATCATCCTCATTTTTGAGACAGGTCCGGAGGCCTCGCCACCTGTCCGCTTCAAAGGCGTACCCTTCGGACGATAAACAGAATAATCCACCCCAATGCCACCACCGGTCGCTAGACAGCTTTCCGCCTTCCACGACAGCATGGCCCAGTCTTCACGCGTATCAGTTTCTGCTCTCAACAGATAGCAGTTGTTAAAAGCTTTGATTGGCCTGCCAGCATAATAGATATACCTACCGCCAGGTATAAACTTCATGGTAGCAACAGCTTGTGTCAGAGCTTCTTTTTCTTCGGTGGACATCCATTCTCGACAGACATCTTCAACCAGCACTTTAGCCAGTTTTTCCCAGGTTTCACAACCTTCGTGCCTATACTTATAGTTAAAGATATCTTCTGAGAACTTGTTACGAAAAACGCTTGCAGACATGACAAAAACCTCCAAGGAACCGATGCCGAACCGGCCCTGAGTAAAACGCTAGTGAATAACGGCAACAAAAAAGTACACCAAGACCCCATCTTGGGACCTGTCAAAGAATAGGCAGAAAACGACCTATTTTCTAACTGTTTTTGAAAAGATTATCCTGGAGGAGATGTGCTGGTCACCCCACCGCCTCCACCACCACTACCGCATCCTGCGTTGAGGCAGTCTTGCTCGGAAGCATAAGTTCCAACCGTGTAGCTTCCTGTGGAAACACAGCCGTAAATAAAGCTGTTCCCGGTAGTTGCGACCACCTCACAATTGTACCTATAAGACGGAGCGGCTGTCGTTGAAGTCGTGCTGGTGCTTGTGGTTGTTGAAGTTGTGGTCGTAGTAGCCGGAGCGGCTGTTGTAGTCGTTGTTGCTGAACCAGTTGTTGTGGTCGTCGTGGTTGGAGCAGCCGTCGTGGTTGTGGTTGTGGTTGTAGTCGGAGGACAATTTCCGCAATCTTCTACCGTAACTACTCCGTTTTTAGTATATTGATATCCGTTCAATAAAATGTAAGCGGGTCCTGCTGTTTCACGACATGTATAATGTCTATCATCACTAATTGGACTTCTGTATTCCTCACAAAGATAATAAGATGGCGCACTAGTTGTAGTCGGCGCAGCCGTCGTAGTTGTAGTCGTTCCCAACGAAGCACACGCCACATTGCACGCGCCCGACGAAACATAAGGCCCTGTATAAGTCACCAAAGGATTGGCGGGTGGGCGCGTTGAGATATAGCTGCATCCGGTAGTACCTTGATAGGAGTCGTTTACGCAGTAATATCCAGCCACCCAAGGTGCTAGGGTAGTGGTGGGCGGGGAAGTCGTGTCAGGGACAGGATCGTCTCCAAAACATCCAGCACCATAAATAATCGACTGACGATTGTCGTCTAGATCATCATTTTGAATAACTAGCGTGCCAGTTATGGTGGTGATGTAACGAATTAAAGGAGAGGTTCCACCCATTGTGAAAGACAATTCCTGGGTGGCCGCTTTGGTCGAATCAAAGTAGTAATAATTCACGGAATTGCTAGAAACAGTCCCAATTCCGGAGCCACCAGACCAAACAGGCGAGAAAGCACCTGTCATCTTCATGGCGAATTTGGAATTTTTCAAATATTTCAAATTCAGATTATAAGTGGCTGGCCCGGTTGGATTAGCTCCACCAAACTTCCATCTTTCCGGAAGATACCAGTCTGTCTCATTGGCACTCATCTCGTAATGAACGCCGGGAGTCTGCAATTTAAGCGTGATATATTTGAAGACGATTGATGTGTTCGTGAATTTGAAAACAATGAATTCGCCTGCGTCGCAAGCCAATCGTTTTTGCGAAGAGTCGTACAGGTTTGTGTAAGTGACAGATGGCGACCCAGAAGCATTCCAATTGCGGAATATCTCTAGCTTAACCCCGCCGGAATTCTGCCCACCAGCCCACAGATAATAATTGGCAGAATATTTCGACCTAAATCGATAATAACGGGTTTCGCCAGCGTCAACAGTCGAAGTGAAGTAATTGACGCCACCAAGCTCTTCCAAATCCTGAAGTTCGGTATCGGCTTCGTAGGGCCAGGCATTGACGGGCGTATAACCGCCTGACTGCGGGTCGGTCGCACGAACAGTATGGCTTTCGTTGGTTGATGTTAGTATTTCCACAGACCAGCTTGGCACACGCAAGATTCTTGAGCCAGAACCTGTGTCGGCGATCATGCCGAGTTTCCATTCTCCGTTTGGGCTATCGCCAAATAGATCAGTCAATGTCGTGCCAAACGGGGCGGATGAATCCGGCCAATATGTGACATTTTGATTGCCATTAGGGTTGGGGCGGAAATTTCCGCCAGAACCGAAAGAAAACAGGGAATCTCCGCTGTCGTTTGTAAAGACATAAGTCTGTTCTGTGATATTGCCGTTATTTGCCAGAGCGCCAGCCAACAAGACATCTTTGCCGGACGGCGCTTTCAACATCAAGACGCTTGTGCCCGACGAAGAAAAAGATGACACATCGTGCAAAGTTATCTTCAAGCCGGCTATGACGCCGGACATACCAGAGAACTGAAGGCTTGTCCTGTAAACATCGCCGCCAGTCGCTTCGCCAGGAGGGTTGGTGAATTGCATCTGGACTTCTGGCACATTGGAAGGCCACGCAGGTGGTGGAGGCAATGTGTCCGGATCCATATTCAAGCGAATGAACATATCCGGTTGGGCGCAGTAGGTGCAAACCGGATCATAGATGATGGCGTCTTCACCAATGCCGCTTTCGTAACCATGCAACGAACAATCGTAGCTAAAAGGCGCTTTTTCCTCTAGAGTCACCGTCAAAACCACATCGCCACTCCAGAAGCCATCTGCCACATTGCCAGACGCAGGATTGGTGGCCGAAGGAACCAAGCGGTTGAATCCGTCTGTGTCAAATAAGCGAAAAGGATGGGTGCTGGTATTTTGCAATCGGAATGTGTAGGTCAAATTGGCAACGGATTTAGGCAAAACGCTACTGACCACATACCAGTTTGTGCCGTCGTCGCTGAACTCAAAATGATTGCCGGATATACCGTTTGTGTTAGAAGACGAGCGCACATAGGTCAAGGATTTTAGACATGTGGCTGGCAGCGGATAGGGGCTTGCGGTCGTAGTGGTTGTGCTGGTGGTTGTGCTGGTTGTGGTAGTGGTCGGGCCGCTAGTGGTTGTGGTGGAAGTTGTGGTGGAAGTTGTGGTTGTCGTGGTGGTTGTGGTCGTGGTGCAGCAGGCTCCCAGAACGCGATAACCCGAAGAGGTTGCGTCATAAACAAGAGTCACCCCGCCCAACGGAAAAACAGGATAATCATCCAGATCAAGAACCAACAGCTTGGAGCCGGACGGGGCTGTCACCGAAGCGTGCTTCAGGTAAAAAGTGTCCGTCTCGGAAATATTGAGCAGGTAGACAGTATCGCCATCCGCAATCGGCTCAACACCATGGATTTCATAGCCGTTGATTGGCGGATCAACGCGCAGGATATTCTTGCCGTAGCGAGGCAGTTCCAGCGTGCTTGTCCCAGACAAAGACGGAGTGTGGCTGGAGAGGGCGACCGCCGAATTCGCCAACATCTGATAGGTGCCGACATGCCTCCAGGCGGTTGAATGCTGGCTGACCATCACGCCGTCGACGCGCACAAGGTCATAGCCGGACGGCCTGCCGGTATCCCTGTCCCAAACCACCTTTTGCAAGGCAACGGCTTGGGTGGCTTCATTCCAGTAGGCGAAGACATCGACGCACTTGCCAGCCACCTCGTTTGCCGAGACATTCGGGGCAATATCCAGCGTGAACTTGCGCCAGCGATTTTCCAGCGTGTCCCACAAGGAGATGTTGTTGCCCTGGAGAGGGGCCAGATAGACAGTCCCAGAGCCTGGGGCCTCTGTGTCCGTTGCCGAAAACGACAAGGCCGCATTGGCAATGCCGTTGTTGTCAAGGACATCCAGAAGACCATCCCGCGTCACGGTGTGGGCAATCGGATCGCCAGCTGCGTGCAGGACGGCTGTGGTGCCTTCCCTGCCTCGCACGACCGTCAAAGTGTTTGTCTGGTCATCAACAGCCGTAACCCGCATCACTTCCTGGCCGCAGGTCACCTCAAACGGAGGATGGGGGAATTTGAGGATGTTGACAACAACAATCTCGGTGTCGGTCGAACTGATCGCCGAACCAAGGTAGGTGACAGCCTGGTTGGAAAAACGGTGGAGTTGACCGGCCATGATTATTCCTCGATGCCAAACAGCGTGCCGGTGACGGTGACGGACGGCGAGTTGGGGGTTTGGGTGAGCTTGAGGACATTGTTGGCTGCTGACAACAGGCGCCCACCAGGCAGATCAAAACGGAAAGCCGTGTCTGCCGTGATCATCGGTGTGCGGAAGACAAAGTTGCCGGATGAGTTGTCTTCAAAAAGCAGCGAGACATTGCCGGAGACCGACAGGATACCGCCCAAGAGCCGGATTTTCTTGCCGGACGCCGGAGTCCAGATCGTTGACAACACGCCTACGGTAACGGCATTGAGGTCTTTGTAGACAGACGGAATCAGAGTGGGTGCGTAAGAAGTTCCGTTGAAGACAAACGGGGCGACCGCAAGTGTTGAGATGCCTACTGGTGCTATGCTTGCCGCAGCAAACGCATTGCTTAAAGGTGTCCACGCACTTCCATTTGACATGGAGACACCAAATCCTGGAAGGATACCACCAGAACTAGGTTGAGAAGCAACAATTCCGGAAACCGCCACATTCCAGGTGCCGTTCTGGGCGGCATAGACAGCCAGACCGCTAGCCCCCACCGTGGCCTTGCTGGTGCCATTCAGGGTGCCGTCCATCAGCTTGACATACTGCACCTTGCACGATCCCAGCGTGGCATCGCTGACCTCGTCGGCGGCGATGGACACACCGGCACCCGGAGTGATTTGCACGTTGTCAGCCATTGTCAGTTCCCTCGGTAAAGAATGATGTCGCCGGATTCATTGGCGTATGCCAGCAGATTGCCCTCTCCGTCTTCCAGAGCGTCTTGAACGATGTCCGGATCGGTCTCGCGGGAAGGGCGGAAGAAACAGTTGGCCACAAACCTCCAGGCTCGGCTGACCACATCGTAGATGCAGGCCACGCCCCCGCCTGGCGGGATGGGTAGATCGCCTTTTTGGGGCAGTAGGAATTTCTCGTTGGTCAACGCCGACGCAGAAGCGTGCTTCAGCAGCACCCCTTGGGAAGATGACACATTGCTCAGGATCACCATCTTGCCGTCTCGCGCTGACTGTAGGCCGTGCAACACCACGGCACTCACGGTCGGATTAAGCCGCACAACCTTGAATCCTTCGTGGCGGGCGGTCAAGTTGTTGGCCGCACTCAAGGTGACCCGATACGCATTTGGCGTGAACAGGGTGCCTTGTTTCTGGATTGTCCCGACATAACGCCTGGGAACAAGGTTGTAGCTATCTGTTCTAGTCGCCACCCCGTCCCTGAGGGTCGTTGCCGGACGGGAACTGGAAGTCGACCAAACAGCCATGAAATACATGACCTTTTGTAGCGATTCATTCCAGTGAGCAAAAATGTCAGCCGCTTCCCCGTCAGCCAGAATCGGCAGCAGCGTTTCCGTCCCCGCCGGAAAGCGTCTCCAGCCATTTGTCATGGGGTCGAGCAGCGAGACACCGTTTCCGCTCAGGGGCTGGAGTGTGATGGACGTGCCAGGGACGGGGCGGACAGAG